TAGCGATGCAGATAAAGCAGCAGCTAAATGGGGTGGACGTACTTCAGTTGCTGGTATTGCAGGAGCAGGTGCTGCAGGTATGCATGCACTTGATACAGGAAAAATGCCATCGATGCCATCGATGCCAACAATGCCATGGTCAGACGACTCAGAAGTTAAACCAGAAGTTAAACCAGAAGTTAAACCAGAAGTTAAACCAGAAGTTAAACCAGAAGTTAAACCAGGAACTGATGCTAAACCAGAAGCTAATTTTACAGGCGATCCAAAAGTTCAAAAATTGCAAAAATTCTTAAATGATGAATTTGGTGCAAATTTAGAACTTGACGGTAAAGAAGGACCATTAACTCGCGCAGCAAAAGCAAAATACCTAGGTATTGATGGCGGAGGTGCTACGCCTGCAGATCATACTAGATCACATCAACCATCTGATGAACCGGCGGCAGCATCAACAGCACCGACAGCACCATCTGCACCTGCAGCACCGGATATGACACAATTTGACAACAGTGAAGCTGCGATTATGGCTAAATTAAATAGCCTGTTAGCATCTGTTAGTCAAACCAGTGATCCGGACGTACAAAAACATGTAGCTGATGTACAACAACAAATGCAAAGTTTATCACACTAATATTTACTAGTACTAAATAAAGGCAGATTAATCTGCCTTTTTTTATCTTCATTTTACCATGCCAGTTGACATATTGAGCATTTTAATATATAATACATACTTTACTACACAACGGAGATACATTAAATGAGCAGAGCATACGGTCCTGAAGAAAAATCTAAACTTGACAAATTAATCAATGAAGGTTCACTTGTATTGCGTGAAATTGAAGACTTGCAAACCGGTTTACGCGATACTGTAAAATCAGTAGCAGAAGAACTACAAGTTAAACCTGCTGTAATTAATAAAGCTATTAAGATAGCGCATAAAGGAAATTGGGCAGATCATAATGAAGATTGGGAAGAAGTTGAAGCAATCTTAGACGTTACAAAACGTATTTAACATAAGTATAACACGAAACGGTAGGCAGGCCACAAGCTGCAAAATGGTATTTGTGAGCCACAAATCACATAAACTGAGATACAATATGGAAAACTTAACAATATGCGAAACATGTCATAATCCTGACGTGTGTGTTGAAAGAAATGAATGTGGTATAGAAAAACACATTAATGAAGATGTCGCAACACTACGTAGTGAAGAAGAAGCATTTATGGAATGGATTAATGATCATGCAACTAATCGCGATCGCAACGGCGGTGCAGCATGAGTTATGTTGATGCATATTTTGATCGTGAAAACGATGTTATTAAACTTGTAGAAAGAAATTCAAAAGGTGAACGAGAATATAAAGATATCCCCGTTAAACCTACATTATATTATACCGATCCAAAAGGGAAATATCAATCAATTTACAGTGATCCTGTATCAAAAGTTGTTTGTAACAACACAAAAGAGTTCCGAAAAGAGTTAGCAATACATGGTAACCAAAAGTTATTTGAAGCAGATATTAATCCAATTTTTAAATGCTTGTCAGATAACTATCTCAATCACGATGCACCTAAACTTAATATAGCGTTTTATGATATCGAGGTTGATTTTGATCCGGAACGAGGATATGCATCACCAGATGATGCGTTTATGCCTATTACAGCTATTGCAGTATACCTACAATGGCTAGAAACCCTTATATGTCTAGCAGTTCCTCCTAAAACATTAACTATAGAGCAAGCTAAAGAACAAGTTAAAGAATTCCCCAATACTATTCTATTTGATAATGAAGCAGATATGTTAGATACATTTCTTACGTTATTAGATGATGCTGATATCATTAGCGGATGGAATAGTGAAGGATTTGATATTCCGTATACAGTGAATCGTGTTACTAAAGTGTTATCAAAAGATGACACTCGTCGATTCTGCTTGTTTAATCAATTACCTAAACGTCGCGAATATGAAAAGTATGGAAAACAAGCCGTTACATACGATTTTGTTGGTCGTGTGCATTTAGATAGTTTAGAATTATACAGAAAATATACGTATGAAGAACGACACAGCTTTCGATTAGATGCAATTGCAGAATATGAGTTAGGGGAACGTAAAACCCAATACGAAGGCACGCTTGATCAATTATATAATAACGACTTTAAAACATTTATTGAGTACAACAGACAAGATACTATGCTGTTAGACAGACTTGATAAGAAATTAAAATTTATTGACTTAGCTAACACTCTTGCTCATGAAAATACTGTATTATTACAGACTACAATGGGTGCAGTCGCAGTAACAGAGCAAGCTATCATTAATGAAGCACATCATCGAGGATTTGTTGTACCTAATAGAAAAGGGAAAGCAGAACCAATTCAAGCTGCTGGAGCATATGTTGCATATCCTAAAGAAGGTATACACGACTGGATAGGTTCACTAGATATTAATTCACTATATCCAAGTGCTATTCGAGCATTAAATATGGGTCCGGAAACTATTGTAGGGCAGTTAAGACCTATAGCAACTGATGAATATATTTCTATGCAACTAGCAAAAGGAAAGTCATTTGCTGCAGCATGGGAGGGATTGTTTGGTACACTCGAGTATACGTCTGTAATGAATGAAGAAATAGGTACCGACATTATAGTTGATTGGGAAAATGGTGATACTGATGTACTAAGTGCAGCCGAAGTTTATCGATTAATATTCCAAAGTAATCAACCGTGGGTTATTTCAGCAAATGGTACTATCTTTTCGTATGAAACTGAAGGTATTATTCCTGGATTACTTAAACGTTGGTATGCAGAACGTAAAGATATGCAGAAAAAGCTAAAAGAAGCAATCAATGCAGGTAATAAGATTGAAGAAGAGTACTGGGATAAACGTCAGCTAGTTAAGAAGATTAACCTAAATAGTTTGTATGGTGCAATTCTTAACCCAGGGTGTAGATTCTTTGACAAACGGATTGGACAATCAACTACGTTAACTGGTAGGCAAATTGCGAAACATATGGCTGCAACAGTAAATGAAATTATTACCGGTGAGTATAATCATACAGGAAAATCTATTATATATGGTGATACTGACTCATGTTATTTTTCAGCATACAAAATATTGCAGAAAGATATTGATAACGGAAGTTTACCATGGACTAGAGAAACGGTTATTCAGTTGTACGATCAAATTGGTGATCAAGTTAATGGAACATTCCAACAGTTTATGTTAGATGCATTCCATTGTCCAAAGACACGCGGTGATGTTATTAAAGCAGGTCGTGAGATTATTGGTAGCAAATCATTGTTTATTACTAAAAAACGATATGCAGTGCTTGTATATGATAAAGAAGGTAAACGTAAAGACACAAATGGCAGCATTGGTGAAATTAAAGTTATGGGACTAGATTTGAAACGTAGTGATACGCCAGAATTCATTCAAGACTTTTTAGCTACTGTATTAAAAATGGTATTATCAGGTGATACTGAAACAAATGTATTAGATTATATTACCAAATTTAGATTAGTATTTAAAGCTAGGCCGGGCTGGGAAAAAGGTTCACCAAAACGTGCAAATAATATTACAACATACTTAGATAAAGAAACTAAGCATGGGAAAGTTAATATGCCAGGTCATGTTAGAGCAAGTTTAAATTGGAATACATTAAAACGTATGTACGGTGACAAATACTCAATGAGTGTTACAGATGGTGCAAAAGTTATTGTATGCAAACTTAAACAAAACCCGTTAGGCTTTACAAGTGTTGCATATCCAGTAGACGAATTACGATTGCCACAATGGTTTAAAGACTTGCCATTCGATCACAACGAAATGGAAGATACTATTATTGATAACAAACTAGATAACTTAATCGGTATCTTAAATTGGAAATTAGTTGATACATCAGATAGAAATACATTTAATAGCTTATTTGATTTTGATTAACGAAACGCTTGACAAAACAACACAACTATAATATAATATACACAACTAGGAGACATTATATGAAAACATTTTTACAAGATTTAGTAGCACATACACATACATTAAGCATTTTACCATTAGTTAAAGTAACTGCGACCTCAAACAATGCTATTATCGAATCCATTGCTGAAGATAGATCAGTAATGCTATTAGCAACTACACATGCTCCTGTTCCTGAATTAGGCGAAAGTATTTTTGGAATGCCTAACTTAAATAAATTAGATCTTCATCTTAAATGTCCAGAATATAAAAAAGATGCAAATATTAAAGTTGTTTACGAAACTAGAGATGATGAACAATTACCAACCGGACTTCACTTTTCTAATGAAACTGGCGATTATGAAAATGATTATCGATTTATGAATCAAGAAATCATTAATGCCAAAGTTAGAAGACCTAAACTTAAAGTAGAAATTACATACGAAATTGAATTTAGTCCATCTATTGTAAGTATACAACGATTAAAACATCAGGCTGCTGCTCATACTGAAGAAACTGTATTTCAATTAGCTACTGTTAATAATGACTTAGTATTTAGATTTGGTGATGCTAGCACACATGCAGGATCATACGTATTTCATCCAGGAATCACTGCTAATTTAAAAAATACATGGTCTTGGCCAATTACACATGTACTAAGCATTTTAAATTTAAACGGTGATATTAAGATGCGAGTATCTGATCAAGGTTCGTTACAAATTATCGTTGATAGCGGAAATGCAGTATACACTTATACATTACCTGCACACACAAAATAATGATAGATATTAGAAAAGCATTAAAATTATTAGACGTTGTGTATGTTAATCAAAATGAAAGTGTTAAGTCATCTCTTGATAAAGTAACAATGTTAGCGCAATTAGATATGCCATCTTATGCTATGCCAGGACCATTTGAACAGTTTTATGTTGATTACGAATACATAAAACAACGTGTGCAAGGACTTGAATCAAGATTAACCACACTTGAAGAGTATAATCGAAACCCATATACAAATTACACTCTTAATTCGCATATAGTCGGACATGTTACTGCAAGTCCGCAGTTTGTAAGCGCAGCTAATAGAATTACAGATGTAGAAACTAATTTACAAGTTACTAAAACTTTACTTAGTAATTTATTAACCCCAAAACAGGAAGAAGATGAATCGGAACTTAACAGCAACGCAGAATGATTATGCTGTTTTCCTACCAGCAACGTCGGGTTTTTACTCGACGTTTATTGGAAAACAACGTTACGGTAATTATGTTGAACCTTCACGTATTCCTGCATCATTTAAAGCTGGAGTAGAAGGACTTAACTATTTAGAACCTGAAAAAGGAGAGTTCTACTACAAATGGTGCTTATATTCAGCAGGACACGCAAACTTAGATTTAGATAAGTTTGACGAAAGCGAAGACATGTTTCGTAACAGAGACAGAACTACAAGTTGGGTACTAGGTGACTCAGGTGGTTTCCAGATTGGTAAAGGTGTGTGGCCGGCTGATTGGAAAGATCCTGCTTGTCCTAAAGCACAAAAGAAACGTGAACAAGTATTACGATGGATGGACGAGTTAATGGATTACGGTATGTGTCTTGATATTCCTGCGTGGGTTGCACGTAGCCCTGCAGGGCAAGCAGCAACAGGTATTAATGATTACATGGATGCAGTACAAGGTACTTATATTAATAATGATTATTTTGTTAATAATCGCTCTGGTAAATGCAAATTCTTAAACGTATTGCAAGGCGAAACACACACTGATGCAGAAGATTGGTACCAACGTATGAAGAAATATTGCGATCCTACTATCTACGGTGACAAGGCGTTTAATGGTTGGGCAATGGGTGGACAAAACATGTGTGATGCTGACCTAGTTCTTAGACGATTAGTTACATTGCGATTTGACGGATTACTAGAACAAGGGCATCAAGATTGGATGCATTTTTTAGGAACAAGTAAATTAGAATGGGCATGTTTATTAACAGACATTCAACGGGCAGTACGTAAATATCATAATCCAAACTTTACTATTAGTTACGATTGTGCTAGTCCATTTTTAGCTACTGCAAATGGTCAAGTCTATATTACTACCGAAGTTGAAGATAGATCTAAATGGGTGTATCGAATGGTGCCAAGTGCTGATGATAAAAAATATTCAACTGATACTCGACTATTTAAAGATGCAGTTATTCAAGATAAGATCTTTAAAGTGTTTAATCCAAGTCCGTTAATCGATCAAGTACCAATTAAAGATATATGTATATACAGTCAAGGTGTTCCTAACTGGACAGAAGTTGATAATGATAACATTGATCATGCATTATTATTTTCAGATCCATTATACTTAAATGATCCTAAATATTGGATTACAATGGGTGATGCTAATAAAGTTAATAAAGTAGGTAGAACTAGTTGGGATAGTTTTAGTTATGCTATATTAATGGGGCACAACGTATGGAGTCACTTGGATGCTGTACAACAGGCAAATCGAGCATACGATAACGGTATTTTGCCTAATATGTTAGTGGATGAAAAATTTAAACACGTATATGTTAGAGATGTTATTGATTCAATCTTTGCAGTTGATAATTTAGTTGACGCATTGGCAATTATTAAAACATATAACAAACTGTGGATAGCAATACCTGGTACACGCGGGAATACTGGTAAAAAAACAATCAATCCTGATACAAAGGTTAATGAATTATGGTCATTTGATGACGATGACGATGATTTCGTTGATGAAGAACTTAACTTATCTAACTTAGAAGATAGCATTAAAGATGAATAGAACATACAACAACACAACTACTAACACTGCTAAATTTTTTGTTGGAGATGAAGTAGAGCATACTCCAGCATATGGTTTAAAAACATTATTTATTGTTGGTATTCAAACTACAGAAGCAATCCATTACCGGTTAGATACTACAGAGGATATTACACATATCTTCTTTGGTGCAAACCATAGTTTTAATCCAGATACACCAGGTGCATGGCTCAACTGGAATAACACTATTGCGCACTTTTTAAAAACAGGAAAACTGTGTTCATTAGATATTCCATTTACAGCAGTAATCGATTTTAACACAAATACTAATTTATGCAAGTATAATAATTTTATACCACAAATTAGAATTCCGGTTGCAAATATTAAGGATTGGAGTTATAATACAATGGTTAAGATTGACGACACTACATTTAACGCAACTAACCCCGGCGTGTGGACACATAGCTTGCACGATCTACAAGATCACAAGAAGTTCACTAACTGGTTTAACTATAATAACGACAAGGTACTTAAATGATTAATAAACAAATGATCTGGGTCACTTTTAAGAAAGAAGGAATCCATTGTTATCCTGC